TCCAAAAGTTGAAGGTACCACCATGTTACAGTTAGAGTATAGAAATGGTAAAGAACCTGTTCCTTTGTCAGATAAACCAATGCTTATTGCAAAACATGCTTTTCATTGGGCGCGCAAAATATGGCGCTTGATGGATGAGGCCAATGATGTAGCAGATTCATTGGTTAGATTGGGGGGATTTTTCGATGAGTATCCAGAAATGCGTACCATGTTGTTAAAACGAAAAGACGAGAAAATGGAAAGAAGTGATTACATGGAAAAAGTAAGACCTTATTGTTGCATGCCATTACCGGCTCGTCTATTCTGTTCATGGTCAGTGGGTCCCTGGGAACAAAATGTTAAAAGTTTTGTTGAAGATAGAGATTCTATCTCAGCTTATCATTTCTCTCCTTTTTATGGAGGAGCAACAAGAATTATTGAATATTTTGAACATCATTTCAATGAAAAGAAAAGAAAATTCTTTGGAATTTCTTATGGTGATGATCAACTTTGGTGCATTCGTTGTGCTGATAATTCAGTGATTTTCTTAACTCCAGATGTCAAAGCTATGGACATGAACACTCAGAGTGATTCGATTACTTTCTTGTCAAAATATATCAAGAGAGCTTTTCCAAATATCCCAGATATGAATCACAGATGTTTCGTGTCTGCAGTTTCTATGGCATTTATCCACTCATTTCATGTTGGTGGTCCTTGGATCTTAGCAAAAGATCAAAGTTTATTTTCAGGTGTAAATGGTACAACATTGATTAATATAGCTAATTCAGCACGTATCCAAACAATAGTCAATGACGTGGTAGAACAATTTGGCGAGCCAATCACAGCTCAAAATGTGTTTAAAGTTATAAACAAAAGCTTTTCAGTGGTGAAAAGTGTATTGGGTTATACTTTCAAAGGGTTTGAAGCTATTGGTTTAGAAGTTGCAAACAAAACTTCTGATTACTTATGGGATAAATATAAAGATTGTGTTTACTCGACACAGATCGAACATCTACGAAAATTTGGATTACCACTTCCATTTTTGTCAATGAAAATCGTAGTTGAAGACGGTCACCCTATATGCGTTCCATTTGACCAATATAAATTAGGAGCTTCTTTAGTATTACCAGCAAATTGTCCAGAAAAGAAAAAGATCCAATATGAACTTGAAAGAATAGTAGGTGTTGCGTTCTCTGGGGGTTGGTATGATCCTAAGTTCCATACGTTTTTGCAAAACTTGTATGAATCTCAGAAGCAATTGGAGCGTCGTCCAGACGAAAAATTGACTTTTGCAGAATTATCCGCTTTTTGTGAAGAAGATGCAACTGAAGTGATCAAATCCACCGGCCTTACTAGTATACCAGATAGGCAATACTTTCTAGATTTGAATTACATGTCAAAAACAGATTTTCTGAACAAATATAGTACAACAAATGCTGCTGCAGTAGTTGCCACTCATGCAACGAAAACTTCATCTAATGGTAAAGATGAGGTTTCATCGTCATCAAAGACGGTATCATCCAATAGTTATGTGTCTTCTTATCAAGAATTAGCTGATGAAATTTCAGACACTAAATTCGAAGTTATTAAAGCACCGTTGATAGATCCTGCAAAAGGAGGGAATGCCAACGCTTTGACTGTTGAGCAAGAACAGTTGAAGAAAGTGAAACGAGAAGAAAGATGGGCAAGAGCCAGGGCTAGACGTTTTGTCGAAGAACTTGGTGAAGAGTCAAAGAATGCTTTTCGTAAAAACGGTAGAGTTAACTTGGATGATGATGAGTTCGATCTTAATGAGTTTGATTTAAACTTAGCGGAAATCGAAGATCTATTTGATGATGATGAGCAGGATGCCCGTGATCAATTTTGGAACGAGGAG